TGTTCCTGATCCATCAAGTGGGAGCTTTGTGTTATCAGTTGTACTATCAGAAGCCCAGCCTAAATTTCCAGATCCATCCGATTTTAAAAATTGAGTTCCAGTTGAATCTGTCGCTGGAAGTGTCCAAGTAATATCAGCCGTTACAGAATCAGGAGCTTTAAAAGCTAGATAATTTGCACCGTTTGTATCTGCCTCACTAAATCTAATTTCTTTTGCATTATCGATAATCAAATTATTTGTTAGTGTTCCACCTGCTTTAGGTAAGGCAAGAGCGGCTAAATCATATGCAGATTTAACAGCCCCAGGAGTTGCTGCTGTAGTCGTTGAGCTAGAAGAATAACTATCAGTTAGCTGTAAAACACCAAGAACAGAAGTGGTTCCCTGAACAATCTTTGATCCACTAATATTTGCTGTTCCACTAATCATGGAATCAACAATTACACCAGCTTGAATTGTTGTTAAACCCGCTGCATCAATACCTATATTTCCAGTGACATTTACAGCAGTTGCAACATTGCTTGCCGATCCAACAATTATTTTTGCAGATGCAAGAGGTTCTAATTTGGCTAACTGTATGGCTGCCGAGGCAGAAATATTTGCATTAACTAAACTTCCATCAACCATTGTGGAAGTAACTGTATTTGTATCACCACTTGTAATTAGTGTTCCAGTTATATCTGGCAGGGTTAGAGTTTTATCCGATAATTGAGGATCAGAAATTGCAAGTGTTAGTTCAAATGCATCCGCTGTTGCACCTTCAAAAACTAAACTTCCAGATGAACCTATTAATAATTCTCCGCTAATTGTTGCTCCTGATTTTGCAACTTTTTCTGTTTCTAATTCATTAATAGCCGCCTGTACGTTGGTACTTGAAAGCTGACCAAATGGTGTATATGAAATTGAACTCGCTTGCTGAGAAGCAACAGTATCTGATAACTCAATACGCACCCAATTACTTGAACTGGCTGATGCTGTAACACCTAAGAGATAGTCGGGCGGCTTTAACTCAACAGTTATTCCAGCAATACCGCTTGGGGTTCCAATATTATTAATTACGACATAACCGCCGTCCACTGCATCTGAAGCTGTTGGCAAGTTCTGGCCCACTGTTAAACCAGCCGCAGATCCAGCACTAGTTACAAACGTAACTTGGCTCAGATTTGGATCAAAAGTTCCAAATCGGGTAAGGGCTCCTTTGGTCAAAGTCGTAATTGGATTCCAAGCATTCCCGTCATTTAGCCATGCCTCTTCAGTCAGAGGGTCGAAAAGCAATTGTCCTACAAAATCGGCTGTTGGAAATCCAGATTGTGCTACTGATTGTATAATCGCAGTCGATGAATCACTAAGCTTTGATCCATCAATAGAATCAGCAGCTATCCTTGCAGCATCTAATGTTCCAGTTGTTATTTTACTAGCTGGAAGCACAGGTATTTCGGCATCTGTGAGGCTAGCACCTGAAGTAACAACGCCCTTATTATTAACAGTTAAAGATTGATATGTACCAGCAGTAACTCCTGAAGTTGCTGTGCTTAAATTACCTGAACCATCAACGGATAAGCCCCCTCCAGTTAATATTTGAACGCCTCCAACTTGGCTGTTAGTTGATAATGGTAAATCTGAAGAGCTTAAAGAAGTTGCAGCAGTGATTTGACCAAAATTATTAAATGTAAAACCAGAAACACTTGCTCCTGTTGTTGTTGCTGATATGCTAATTTCCCCTGTTCCATTAACAGCTAATCCTCCAGCAGATGGAACTTTAACAGCACCAATTGCAGTTGATGTTGCAATTACTGTACTTAAATCTGAGGAACTTAACGATGCTGATCCAGTTACCAATCCTTGGGCATTGAAATTTACTTTTACAGCTCCAGTTGTAGGAGTAACTGAATTATTAATTCCAAGATTATTTCCAGAAATATTTAAACTTCTATCGATATTTGCAGCCGCTAGTTTTACCGCTGGAATTGATCCATCTCTTATTTTTGTAGCTCCATCTAAACCAGTTGTAGAAGATGTTGAGCTTTCAACCTTGGAATTAGTTATTGCTGAATCAACTACATTTGTTGTATCAACGCTATTTGCACCTAATAAAGCAGATGCATTGACACTTAAAACACCGCCCGTAGTAATTGATAGACCAGAACCTATTTGAACAACACCTAAAGCAGATGTTGTTGCTTTTGCATTGCCTAAATCAGAACTGCTTAAATCAGCTACAGAACTAATTAAGCCTTCAGAATTATATGTAATCCCGTTTTTCGTTCCAGCTCCACCTGAAACAGCATTATTAATTCCTAAATTTCCACTTCCACTTACGTTGATACTTCTATCTAAATTACTTGGATTTATTGCCGCTGGTAAAAGAGTTCCAGTTGCAACTTTTGTTCCACTAACTCCTGAAATCTTGTCATCATTTACAGCAGAATTTAAAATACGATCTGTCGTAATAGCATTATTTCCAATTCGATCTGCTGGTATTTCTCCACTCGTCAAAAGTGCGGCACTATGTGCAGGAATATCTGATCCAGAAAGATTTGAAGCTGCTGTAATTATTCCTTTTGTGGAAACTGTTAGCTTTGTGTAATCACCAGCAGTCAATCCAGATTGAGCTTCAATAGATATATTTCCACTTGCGTCTACGTCAAGACCTGAACTACTGGGAACAATTACACCACCTTTAACGCTTGTTGTAGCAGTAGGAATTGAACCTGAGGAATTACTTGTGCTTCCTCCAGTAACCTGCCCTTTGGCATTTACAACAACAGAAAAATATGTCCCAGGAGTTAATCCAGAAACATCTGCAATTGATATTTCACTATTACTATCAACAGCTAACGCTCCAGCAGTAGGAACAGAAACAGCTCCTAATGCAGTTGTTGTTGCTCCAGCTCCGCTTAAATCAGAAGCTACTAAATCACCAACAGATGTTATTAATCCTTCAGTTGAATATGTAATTCCATTTTTTGTACCAGCTCCACCGCTAACAGTATTGGTAATTCCTAATTTTGAACTAACAACGCTTAAACCTCTATCAAATTTTGAACTATCAAGCTTGTCTACAGTTACCGTTCCATCTCTTAATTTTGTTCCTCCATCAATTCCCGTAGTTGCTGAACTAGACGTTTCTATCTTGTCATTAGTAACAGCCAAATTCTGTATGGCTATTGTTGGAACTTGATTGGTTGTTAATGTTCCAACTTTGATTGCTGGAATATCTCCATCATCAATAACAGCAACACCGCCAGCAATTAAGGCTTTAACAGTCAATTGCTTGGTTTCACTTGCGCTAACGTCAGCCAAAACAGCAGCATCAGTTGCTGCTACAGAAGCTTCTGGCAATACGGGCAAGCCTGTTATCTCTAAATCTGGCATAACCTCAAACTAAAAACCTTAGA